GGAAGCGAAAAGAAAGCTCCTGCCACTGCTCCTGCTCACAAGCCGACAATCGTAACTGCTCAAATCCCTAATCAAAACGAAATCATTGACTACATCCGCACTAAAGTAGGCGAATTCACCAAAGGCAGCGAATTACGTGCATCGATGAATGACTTGTTATTGGAAGCCAAAAAGAAAGGATTAACCGATGAAAATATGGTCGTTTTAAAGGCCAAAATTGAAACCAAAGCGAATAACCTTATAAATGCTAACACAAATGGATAATCTTCAATTAAACGATATAATACCGACCAAATCTACTGCTTTGCAAATGGCCGGGCAAATTAAGGAGATAACCGAAAGCGGAATATATGACCCGATTGAAATTGCCATTAAGCTCAACTGCTTGGAATTGACTATTAAGGAAGCAAAAGACCTTATCAATCCGATAGTACTGGATGCTTTGAATTTACATCACGAAAAGCAATTGTCAAAGTTAGGAGCCAAGATTGAAAAGGCCGAGGTAGGCACGAAGTATGACTTCTCTGCTGACCGGACTTGGAGTGCTCTTTACGAATTCGCTGAAAAGGCAAATGAAGCACTTAAAGCTCACGAAGCCATTTTAAAGAAAATTGAATTCGGAAAGGTATTAGTTGATGAAGAAACAGGGGAGACCTTTCAAGCTCCAGTGAAGTCATCCAAATCTTCGTACAAAATCACATTAGGCAAATAAAACCAATTTAAACCATTTCCAATGTTCACTCACCTAACTGACTGCTCGGCTATTTTAATCGAAAAATGCGCACTAATTTTCGGTGCAGGCATCTATATAATTGCAATGATTATGATGGCTATTTGGTTAGGTGAGTGGATAATAGAGACAATAAACGAATACAAATGAAAAAACAATACCGATACACCTTTCAGCTAAACGGATCAATACATGGCAATTATAAAGGCGAAATATACACGATGAACGGTGCTATTACCTTGCATTCGATTATTCCAAACACCACTATAACTGGACTAATTGATGCAAAATCGCATAAACAAGCAACGGAGATATTCAATCAATTTAAAGTAATAAACTGCATCAAAGGCAGGCTAATACGAATCACTATGTTTACAAATCGTAAATATACGATGGTAGTTAAGAAAGCCAACGTAGTTAATAACCTTCCCGAATACGAAGAGTTTATAAGAAGGCCGAATATGCGCAAGTGTGACATTCACAATTGGTATGAGGATGAATGGAATCACCCGAAAGACTGCCAGTACTTTGTGGTAAGCATAATCGATAGCAAAGAGGAGGTAGTAGTTATGTTTGAACGCAGAAAAGGCAATAAAATGGCCGATAAATATATAATCGGAGGAGCTAATCAATTCAGAAAAAAACACTAAACAATTAAAAACAAAATAAAATGCCAAAAATCACAACCGTATCACCTAACTGCGTGAAATTAATTACACACTTCGAGACTGGAGATAATATCTTCAGCTATCTAAAAGCCTACCAATGTCCTGCTAAAGTATGGACAATTGGAATCGGCACAACGGTATATCCGAATGGAAGTAAGGTAAAACAAGGAGATGTTATCACTATCGACCTTGCGATTGACTACCTTTTGCATGACATAAAGACCTTTGAAGTAGCAGTAGATGCTTACACTACCGACCTTGTAAACCAAAACCAATTCGATGCATTGGTGAGCTTTGCTTATAATCTTGGAGCAGGAGCATTAAAAAGTTCTACATTACTTAAGAAGGTAAATGTAAATCCGAATGATACCACAATCCAAGCGGAATTTGAAAAGTGGGTATATGCCGGGAACGTGAAGTTGCCTGGTCTTATTCGAAGAAGAAAAGCGGAAGCATTTTTATACTACAAAGGACAATTAAATTATAACTTTTAAAATGAAAGCAATGACCACAAAATTGAAAGCAGAAGAGTTAGTAAATAAGTTTAGACCTTATGCAGACTGGAATGGAATTGATTTGGAAAAAGAATTAATAAATTCTAAACAATGTGCTTTAATCGCAGTTGATGAAATATTGCAACTTGTTGATGAGCAAATGCAAGGATTTTTAGACACCGATATAATTGCTTACTGGAATCAAGTAAAAATTGAAATAGAAAATTTATAACACTAAAAAACCAAACCATGCAAAAAACAATCGACTTCGACAAGCCAGTCTTCCGGCCCCAAAACAATCCCGAAAGCCAACATTCTACATTCAAGTACGGAAAGAAGCTAAACAAGCAGTGCTCAATAGTACTGGAAGCATTGCAGCGAGGTGAACATCTAACAACTGCTTCTGCGCTAATTAAGTACGGAATAGGTGACTTAAGAAGGCGAATAAAGGATCTAAAAGACATCTATAAAATTGAAAAAATAGAGAGCAAAAGAATTCCAAATGATAATTATCACGAATATTTCTTAAATCAAGATTAGTTTACTATATTTGCAATTCAAATAACCGAGTACAAGCGGTTAATTACTAAACTTATTGCCCTTTTTGGGATTCGCAGTCTTGTACCTGCGATGAACAAATTGGGCATTTTTATTTTATGAAAGAGACATTTATACTTCGTACAGAGTGGTACGATTCTATCCAAGAATTTACAATTGATGAGAAAGCAGAAATTTTAGATTTGCTTTTTTTGTACCATTTAGAGAAACCTAATAATAACCTAAATAACCTAAATAACCGAGCGGTTAAATTGGTTTGGAAAATTATTGAGCCTAACTTGAAACGCAATGTAGAAGCCTATGATAGCAGAAGAGATACATCGGTTGAGAATGGTAAAAAGGGGGGTAGACCAAATAACCTAAATAAACCTAAAAAACCTAACGTAACCCTATCTGTATCTGATTCTGTATTTGTATCTGTATCTGATTCTGTATCTGATTCTGTATCTGTATCTGATTCTGTAACTGATAATGAAAGTGAATTAATTAAAAAATTAGATGCCCAATCTTTAATTTCATCACATTCAAAACAACCGATTTTAAAAGAAAATCAAACAGATTGGTTAAACGAATTTGAACAAGCATGGATTAATTGCTATAAAGAATTAAAAGGCACTGCTCCAACTACCTTTCAAAAAGAAGACATTTCGATGGTGGCCGAAAAATTACGCATTAAACTAACGGAAACTTGGCAAAATTCAACGAACGAGAGTTTATTGGGTACTTTTACATGGTTTATCAAAGAAGCGCACAATTTCGAGAAAAAAGGGGATAGGCTCGGATGGATAGGAACACATTTCACAATTAAAAATATAAATAACCAATTTGACCAAATTTATGCAAAATCAAAATCTAATCACAACCAGTCAAAACTTGCTAACGAAAAACTTGCTTATTATATGCAAGACTTCAGGGATAGATACCCAACGAGAGATAGCAATGATGCAGAGGAGCTTAACTTTTAAAAACATACTTGAAAGAAAAGAAGAGCCAACAATTAGTGCAATTGTTTCAAAAGGGAAAATTAATCAGTACATCCCAGTGATGGCATCATTTTCAATGACTTCTTTAAAAACAATTTTTAATTCGGATATGGCTGAATTATTAGCAACCGAGTTCGTTTTAGATGTAATTGACATAGAGCCAACTTGGAAGGTGCTTGATGTTCTTCATTTTTGGAAATGGTTACGGACAAATGAAAGTATTAAGGTATTCGGGCAAGTAAATATTAAGATGTTACACGAATTTCGATGCAAATACAACGAAGAGCAAGCATTGAATCGTGAGCAATTGCACAAACAATCACAAAACAATTACCCAATCGAAGCAGGTACTGGGAAAGACCTTCATTCTTTAAATAATCACTTAAAAAATGAAAATAAATTGAAGATTGAATTTGGTAGGAAGGCAGAAGCAGCATCCGAGCAAGGAGCAAGGAAACCAATTAGCCAAGAAAAAAGGCAATCACACCAAGATTTTTTTGAAAATGGAATATAAATTTATCGGCATTAAACCGAACATAGGGGATGTATTTACCTATCCAAACAGAAAGCAGAAGTTCGAAGTAGTAAATGTTACGGACTATTCAGTGCGATTCAAGTGCGGGCATAAGGTGACTGATTGTGTTTTACTCGACATGGTGCCAGTGAGCAGGAAGGTGAATCAGTTAGAATTATTTTAATTCGGTAAATACTTGTACATTTGCATTTAACATAAAAAATACTAAAACATGGCAAAAAGTACATCAATTAAAATTAGCGAGCTTATTCCAGATGATAAAAACTTTAACAAAGGCTCCGAATATGGCAATCAGTTAATTCAAAAATCATTTAGTAAATTTGGTGCAGGACGTTCAATTCTACTTGATAAAAACAACCGTATTATTGCAGGGAATAAGTCAACTGAAAACTTTGTTGCAGGAGGAGGAGAAAATGTAATCGTAGTAGAAAGTGATGGCAAAAGTTTAATAGCAGTTAAACGCATGGACATTGATTTAGATACTCCACAAGGCAGGGAATTAGCACTTGCAGATAATGCTACTGCAAAAGCAAACATTGTTTTTGATGCTGAATTGATTGTTGCAGAGGTAGGAGTGGCAGTATGTGAAGAATGGGGAGTTGATACTGGGATAGAAGTGGAAGCAGAAGAAGATGAATTTGATGTACCTATGGGAGGTATAGAAACGGACATTGTATTAGGTGATTTATTTGAAATTGGCGAACATCGATTACTTTGTGGGGATAGTACTCAAACTGATACATTTGCTAAGCTATTTGGAGAGCAGTTGGCAGATTTGGTTGTAACAGACCCCCCTTATAATGTAGCAATACAAGGAGGCAATCATGGAGACCCAAATAGAAAAAATGGCAAAAAGATTGAAAATGATTCAATGTCTAATGAGCAATTTTATCAGTTTCTTTATGATTTTTATACTGCATTAGGTAGTTATACTAAATCTGGAGGAGCTTGGTATGTATGGTATGCGAGCAAAGAAACTATTAATTTTCATAAAGCAATGGTTGATGCTGGATTAATGCCAAAACAAGACTTAGTATGGAAAAAAAGTTCTATTGTAATGGGAAGACAAGATTACCAATGGAAACATGAGCCATGTATTTATGGATGGAAAGAAGGAGCTGCGCATGGTTGGTATTCGGATAGGAAACAAACAACTATATTAGAATTTGATAGACCATCACGAAATGCAGAACATCCAACAATGAAACCAATACCATTATTTGCTTATCAAATAGGGAATAGCTCTAAGCAAGGAGATATTGTTGCAGATGGATTTGGTGGTAGTGGAACCACAATGGTTGCATGTCATCAAATGAAAAGAAAAGGATATCTTGTTGAATTTGACCCCAAATATTGCCAAGTAATTATAGACCGAATGATGAAACTTGATTCATCATTAAAAATTAAACTAAACGGAAAACCGTATGAACGCATCAAAACAAGTAATAATTGATTTTTTAATATGCCAAATTAAAGATGGAGCAAGTTTTGACACCTGCTTGAAACTTTGTGAGACTAAATGGAACTTAAGCCGTTCAACATTTGTTCGTAGGTGGAATGATGCCGATAAAGAGCATTTAGAGGCTCAACAAGCAAAGAAAAGCAAAATTGCTGACAATGACACCGTAAAAGCAATAACAGCAGAAATTGAACAATTAGACAACATTAGGGAAAGGAAAAAATTTTTAATTGGACTTTATACTGGGGACATTAAAATTAAACAACCATTTCTCATGAAAGATAAAATTGTTGAGTATATGGCAGAAGCTAATTATAACGAAAGAATTAAGGCAATATCCGAATTAAATAAGATAGATGGAGATTATGCGCCGACAAAGGTAGCGAACACCGATACCAAAGGCAAAGATGTCGAACACTACGCAATCCTTCCCGATGGCACTAAACTAAAACTTTAATAATTGGAGGCAAGCATAGACCTATCCAAGAACATCAAGCAGTCGGAGTACTTTTATGAGGTGCTTAAGTCAGTCAATGGACTATCGACTAACAAATACTTTGCTTACGGTGGCGCAATTAGAGGAGGCAAGACTTACGTTACATTGTTTATCCTTATTTATTTATGCGGAAGATACCCCGGCAGTCGATGGCACGTTATACGGAAGGACTTATCAGTACTTAAAAGCACTACGATACCGAGCTTTCAAAAACTAATTGCAGGAAGTAAGAATTGGAAGGTACTTAATGATCCGGGCAATACACGAGCTCAACATATAAACGGAAGTCAAATCTTCTTTAAATCCGAATCACTTGCACAAGACCCATCATTAAACGATTTCTTGGGATTGGAAACGAATGGAATCTTTATGGAGCAGGCAGAGGAGCTATCGATTAAGTTATGGGAGAAATCACTTGAAAGAAGTGGTAGTTGGTACATTGACCCGATGCCACCTGCATTCATTTTTCTTACCTTTAATCCTACGCAGAATTGGGTAAAAGAGAAGTTTCACATGGCAAGTTTAGATGGGAGATTGAAGACACCTTACTACTACCTTACTGCATTACCTAACGATAATCCATTTGTTACACAAGACCAATGGAGTGCGTGGAATCAAATGGCAGACAGGTATAAGCAGCAGTTCGTTTTAGGTGATTGGACTGATTTTAACGATGGCAACAACCGTTGGGCATTTGCTTATGAATCGGACAAGCACGATTGGGAGCCGAAAGAAAGCGAAGAAGTCATAAGCAAAAACAATCCGTTATACCTTTCCTTTGACTTTAACCGCAATCCGATTAGCTGCTGCGTCATTCAGCACATCAATAGCGAGGTGCGAGTAATAGAGCAGATTAAGTTGGCGAATAGCGATATCTATGCGTTATGCGACTACATTAAAGTTTACTATCCTAACTTCTTATACATCATAACCGGGGATAGCACTGGAAGGAATAGCAGCGCATTGGTTAAAGACAACCTAAATTATTATATGGTTATCAAGCAGGCACTTAACTTGGGCAGTGGGCAAATGAGACAACCAGTGGTGAATCCTTCCATCCAAGAGAATCAAGTGCTTGTCAATTCAATACTCGCCAATTACAAAGTGAAAATCCATAAAGACAAGGCAAAGGCATTAATCTATGACCTTAAAAACGTTAAGATTTCAGCCGATAATAAGATTGAGAAGTCATCAAGAACGGATGAAACGCAGCAAGCGGATGCGTTAGATTGTTTTCGGTATTGGTGCAATACCTTTCTAAAGAGCTTCCTAAAGACTCCGAAATAAAAAAAGCGAAGGGAACCACCCCTCCGCCTTTATTTCTAACACAAAAAATAACCAAAGCGACGGTACGTTTACCTATTGGCTTTAGACATTGGCACAAAATAAAGAATTATTTTCAATTTAAAGAAATAATACTAATTTTGATGTACTAAATTTAAATCAAATGCCACAAGAAGCGTTCACTAATTGCAGTAATTGTCACGAGGTATCATTACCTTCTTGTCCAGTGAACATCACACTATTAGATAGTGGGATAGATGCGGATTACGATTATTTAGTTACCTTCATTGACAAGTTCGGCAACGAGCACATGACTATGATTGACCATACTACATTCCCAACAGTATATGAAATTGTTATCCCAGTCTTCGACAATGAAGACTTAAAAGTCGGACTATTCACCGAGTATAGCGGTCCATTCACAATGACATTACGCAAGTCAATCCATGACCACGAAGAAGGGATAGTTATCGAAGGAGTGGCGAAAAACTGTGTTTCTATCACGTTCTACAAGAATTTAGGCTACTATGTGCCTGCAATTATTGGATTCTTAACAACACCTTAAGCTATGACATACATCGACTTCATATGTTACTGCCTAATAACGAGCTTTCAACTAACTGCGATTCATGTAGTATTGAAGGTAGATGGAATGATATTCAAAGGACTCGGTAACTACCTTACTGCAAAGTTGCATCCAGTTATTGCGATGCCATTATTCGATTGCTTGATTTGTATGGGGGGGATTTGGTCAATGGCAAAAGGACATTTCGAATTCGGTACTGATTACGTTTCAATTATATGTTCGATGGTTTGTATTATAGGCATTAATGCACTTTTAACTACTCAAATTTCTAAACTTTACGATATATGGGAATAGAGGCAATCAGCAAGAACGAGGTACGAAGTGTTGCGCAAGTGGTAAACACTGCAATGTCCAACAATAATTGGGTATTGTTCAAAAAGTGTATGTGTCCCGGTTACCCCGAATGGAAATATCGAAGCGAGAATCACAAAGGCGAAACAATCAATTGCTACCCGACTAAAGACCAATTTACGCACTATTCAGCGAATGGAGTGCCGAAATTAAATAGAGCAAGAATTACTACACAATTAACAAACCATTTAGAGACATTATGAATTTATTAACTAAATTAAAGTTGCGACTAAAGTCAGCTCCAAAATCGAATCATACCATTGTTCCGGCATTCACTATCGGAGGAGTGGAGTACTTTCAATTCGATGATGCGTTCAATCTTCCGTACTTAAGAGGATTAACAACCATTACCTACTTTAGAGAGATGCAAATGAATTGCGATAGAGACCTATTGCTTGCCCACTGCGATGCGAAAGAGACCATCTCAAAGAAGTTAATGGATGCATTCAACATTCAAGCAGGCAAAATGAATCTCACCAAGATATTCGACTTACAAAAGGAATCCATCGCACTGGATATGCAGTTGAAAGAAAGAGTAACAATGATAACCGATCCCGATTTAATTTATAAGTTGGCAAGCATTGTTTTTTTTGATAAAAATGAATCACCATACAATTACGAGCATAACTATAACCTAAAGAAAATTGAGTTTTGGAAGGAGCATAAAACAATGCACGATTTTTTTTTGCAACTGCCGCTTCAAAACTTGGTGCCGTTTTTAAAACATTCTCCACAAGATACCCAGAATTATACGATGCAGATGGAGGCAATGGAGACAGTAAGAAAGATTACGGTAGCGAATTGGGAAATAGTTTCATCGCACTTGTCACCAGAACAGAGGATGAATTACGTAGACAAGTTAATTGGATTGCGAGAGAATGTCCCCAATTAAAAGATTGGACAACAATAGACGATTATTACTTCATTATGAATGATTTAATAATAACAAGTAGGCAGGAACGTAGTAATAATCAAGACAATGGCAGAGAAAGTAGTAATTGAGTTTGTACCGGACTTTACGCAGCTAACTTCGGCAATCGATAACCTTCAGCAAAAAGGCATCCTTAAAAAAGAAGATGCTGATTTATTAGACAAGGCAAGTAAGAGCATGAAGGACTTTGCTACCACTACCGACAAAGCAACCACATCGGTTGACAAGATGGATGCGGCAGTTCAAAAAGACACTAATGCAGTAAACGAGCTATCAAATAGTGTTAAAGAAGTACCAATGAAGGTACTCACACAAGGCACTACGGAAGCAGCAGAAGCATTGGGAAATCAAGGCAAAAAAATAATTGAAGTAGTTACTGCAAGCAAGTCGTTAAAAGGACAATTACGTGAGCTTAAAGCGGAAATGGCTGCACTCGAAGACCAGGGCAAAGATAACACTGCCGAGTTCGAGAAGATGCAAATTAAAGCAGGTAAATTAAACGACCAAATTGGTGACACATCGATGCGTGTTCGTGTTTTAGGTGATGACAGTAAGCACATAAAAGCAATTAGTCAAGCAATTACTGGAGCAGCAGCAGGATTTAGTGTTGCTCAAGGTGCAATGGCACTATTCGGTAGTGAAAACAAAGAAATTGAAAAGGCATTGCTAAAAGTGAATGCTGCTATGGCAATTGCTAATGGATTGGCTCAAATCAATGAGGTAATTCAAAAGCAAAGCTATTTATCTATAATGGCCAAGACTACTGCAACTAAAGCATTAGCAGCAACAACTACTCAAGAAACAATTGCAGAAGGTGAAAATGTAGCAGTAACGGAAGCATCAACGGTAAGTAAGTATTTACAAACTGCTGCTACAAGTGAAAACATAATCGTATCAAATGCAGCGACTGCGGCTCAATATCTTTTGAATGCAGCAATGTCAGCAAATCCAATTATGTTGCTTGTAACTGCATTAGGAGCATTAGTAGGCGCATTATTTGTTTTTGGGAATAAACAAGATGATTCAAAAGAAAAGCAGGAAAAATTAAACAAAACACACCAAGAGTTTTTGGATTTAATTACTAAAGAAGTAGCAGCAACAAAACAAATTGCATCGATTCAAGAACAAACAAAGCAGAACGAGATTGATTTATTACGTGCTAAAGGAAAGAATGCGGAGGCTGATAAATTGCAATTGGATTTAGATAAGGAAAAAATAAAAAATGCGCAAAATATTCTTGCAGTAACTGGATTAACTATTGACCAAATTCGTCAAAAAGAAATAACGTATAAAAACGATATCATTGCACAAAAAGAATATTTATTGCAATTAGAAGAATTTAAGAAAAAAGGATTTACCGGAAGTGAAGAAAACAAAGCAGCACAATTAGCAGAACAAAACAAAGCGAATTTAGAAGCATTTAGCAGGAATCAAAGAATTCAAGCCTATGAAAAAGAGTACAAAGATTATGGTCAATTTGCAAATGCTATTCTTGATGCGGAGAAAAAATTGGAGCTTGATAAAATTGAGTTAGTTAAAAAGACAACGGAAACGAATACTAAAGAGGCAGAAAAGCGAATTGCTGATGCAAAAAAGGTAGCAGAAGCGACTAATAAAACATTGCTTGAAATATTTGATGAAGACATTAATCTTACCGAAGCAAGACTATTAAATGCAAAAAATGGGAGCCAACAAGAATTAAATTTGCAAATTGAATTAGCGCAAGCAAAGGCAGCTAAAGAAAGAGAATTGAATCAGTTATCGGAAACATCAGCAAATGCAAAAGCCGCTAAATTAGTGCTTATAAATGCCAAAGAGTTAGATGATATTGAGAAGTTAAACATTGCATATAATGAAAAGGCAATTGCATTATCAAAAAAACTATTAGAGGCTCAAAAGCAAGCAACTGCCGATTTCGTTAAGTTAAGTCAAGATGAGTATAAGGCAAGTCTTCAAAATTTGAATAATTATTATGGGGACAAAAACAATAAATTAAAAGAAAATTTAGTCAGTGGCAATATAACTGAAAAGGAGTTTAAAGATGAAAGTATTAAGTTAGAAAAAGACAAAAATTCTAAATTAGAAACGGTTGCAAATGACTATAAAACAACCGTTGAACAAGCGAATACTGACTTATTAAACATCGAAAAAGAAACAAACGATAAGTCGGTTAAGCATTTTCAAATGACCGAAGCGCAAAAGGAAGAGATAAGAAAAACTGCACTTACATCAGCAGTATCAGCAGCCAAAGAAATAGCAGATGCAGTATTTGAAATTGAATCTAATAATCGTAAGACTTTACTTGATGAAAAGTTAGGTGACTTGGAAAAGCGAAAAGAGTTAGAGTTAGCAAACACTACGTTGACTGCTTCTCAAAAGGCATCAATCGAATCTAAATACCAAAAGTTAGAAGCAAAAGAAAAGACAAAGGCATGGGAGGCAGATAGAGAAGCGAAACGTGAACAAGCAGTAATTAACGGAGCTTTATCAATTGCGAACATATGGGCAACACATGGTAATAACCCACCAGTAGCAGCAATATTAACTGCATTGTCTTTGGTAGCGGTTGGTGCTCAAATAGCAGTAATTAATGCCCAAAAGGTGCCGAAATTTGCGAAAGGTAAGAATGTCGGAGATATGTATGAAGGCCCGGCAATCATTGGCGAAGCAGGTAGAGAATTGCGATTCGATAAAGATGGAAGTGTTAAGTTATACAATAGTGCTACATTAGACCATGTTTACAAGGACACGATTATTGCTCCAAATGCAATAACCGAAGCACTTTTAAGCGGAACAATGCCATTAGCAAACGGAGCAGTTAAAAAATATGTATCTTCGCAGACAAGTAATGTAGGTTTTGACTACGATAAGCTCGCAATATCTATCACTGATAATATGCGTAATCACCCGAAGGTTGCGATTAACATCGATGAGAAAGGATTTGAGAAGCGAATTATTCAAGGCAGTAACGAGAGGACTATTTTAAATGACCGTTATAAAATGAATAACTAATGAATTGGCAGTTTACGTTAATCGACTACACAAACGATCCGTTAGGAGTTGCGACCATCATTGATGAGCCGAGTGGTTGGGATGGAATAACTATCTCTATGAGGCGAGACATGGATATGCATGGCATTTTCTTTGAGTTTACGCAGACATCACTTACCTTCTATGGATTAGGATTTGGGATATTACGAGATGCATATGCAACTAATAACGTAGAAGCAAAGGTTGAGATTGATGTTAAGTATTTATGTTCGGAAGGTGATTCATTTACCGACTTCTACTATGGCAGATTAGTGTTCACCAAGTTTACGCAGAATTGCAATGATATTTGCTCAATTACGATACCAAGCGAGCAAGCAGACGCAGTAATGACCTTTAAGAATAGAATCGACCAATCGGTTAATTTGGGCAGTTTAACGGACTTTAATGGTAACGCATTAACACC